GCAGATTGATGCGCTGCAGGCGTCCGGTGACCAGCAGCTGACCGCTCAGCAGCTGCAGCAGCAGGATGAGCACAACAGGCGCACCAGCGATATTGCCAGAATGGCGGCAACTCAGCCGCCACCAGAACCAGAGACCCCATGATTTCGGCGAGACATGCGCTGCTGCGGCAGGCGCAACAATATTTCCATATGCATCTGCTCGGTGTCGTCAAATGGGATGACGTCGTCGTCGACAAGCCAATTCCGATTCCGCCTGTGCGGGGAAACCGGGAGCAGGGTAAGTTCAAAGATATCGTCACTGTCAGTTTCAACGGCTTCAAAATGGAGTTGATCGGTCCGTTCGAACGGGAGGACTGTCCGCTCGGACGGGTTAAGGTCAGCTATGGCAATGTTTCAGCCCACGGGCCGCTCGATGCGGTGACGTGGGCGAGGATTGCAGACTTCATCAAAGAACAGAAACAGCAGGGAGCCGACCATGGCACCGAAAGCACAACCACTACCACTGGAGCCGGAGACGATTGGGGACGTTGAGGAAGGAACGCCGCCGCCGGAGTCGGAAGTCGACGATCTCGGACTGACACCAGACGAGCGCACGGCCTTCGACGGCATGAGGGAGGCCGACAGAGGCCTTCCGGAGGCTCCAGAGAGCGATGAACCGGAGCCGGCTGCCGACACCCCGGCCGGGGTCGACAGGCCCACCCTTGAGGCTCCGCCCGCTCCTGTGGAGGCAAAGAAACCGCCTGCTCCGGCGCCCGAGGAGGACGAGGAGCCGGATACGGTCGTTACCGACCCCCGGACCGGCAAGCAACAGCGCACCATTTCGTTCGGCAAGCACCAGCGGCTGCTCAACAAGGCCCGGCAGGATGCCGAGGCACTGCGGACGGCGGCCGAGGAAGGCCGGGTTAATCAGGCCAAGTTGGCGGAGCGGCTGGCCATTCTCAACGAGGCGCTGACGACGGCGCCTCCGCCACAGCCACGGACGCCACAGGAAGAGGAGCATTTACGCCAGCAGGAAATCGCGCAGAACCCGCTGCTGGAGGATACCATCGACCCGTCGATCGATCTGGCAGGGTCGATTGCGCAGCTGCAGCGGCGTCAGGTCTTCATGGCCAATGCGTCGTTCTCCCAGCAAGAGGCGACACAGGAGCAATTGGCCGATCAGACGATGCTCCGCGACTTCAGCCGTGACACGGCAGCCTATGCGACGACGCAGGAGGGTGAGCATTTCTTCGGTCCGGACGGCGCCTATCAGTATCTCAAGAACAGCCGTCTCGTGGAGCTCGGCATCGCGCTGTTCGACAAAGACCCGACCGACCCGAACGAGCAATTCACGCAAGCCGAGATCAACAAGATGATTTCGGATTTCAACGTCGAGGAGAAATGGGTCGTCAACAATGCTCTGACGGCGGGCAAGTCGCCAGCCAAGGCGATTATGCGGCTGGCCAAGGGGCGTGGTTGGAAGGCGCCGTCAGCCCAGCAAGCTGCAGCTGGTACCCAGCAGGCGAAACCGGCACAGCCGAGCGCCCGGCGAGTGCCTCCGCCCATGCCCACCCCCAGTGCGGTCAGGCCGGCGCGGCAGCTTCGCGGTCGCTGTCGGACGGCGGCGGCGCTCCTCCCGGCGAGCCCCTTTCGATGGAGCAATTGCTGAAGATGAATGATGACGAATTTGGCATATACATCGACAATCTGCCGCCTGCACGGCTGCAGGCATTGATGGGCAGGGAGTTTCCGTCGAGGGGCTAGGAGGATGAGATGGCTTGTCTAAGTCTCGGCTTCGTTGAGCAGCTGTGTATCTGGTTGATAGTCATTCTAGCGATCGTTGCGATCATTAGGTTACTGGTGCCATTTTTGGCCGGTCTGATTGGGTTTCCGATTGTTGCCCAGATCGTCAATATTATTTTGTGGGCGATCGTGGCGATTCTCGTAATTTATGTAATTTTCGCGTTGCTATCCTGTTTGTTGGGTGCAGCTGGCAGCTTACATTTGCCACGTCCTTAAGGATATGATCTGGGCTTAGGGCTTGGTATGGCATGGCGAGCTACGGCATGGCGCGGCATGGCACGGCATGGTGAGGCTCAAGCCGGGGAGTTGATCTCCCCGGCATTTTTATGATAAACGTGAGTTACGCCTCGGAGATCGGCGCTTAAATTTCTCCATCGTTTTTGCGGTGATCGCTAAAACCGCCACGCTCGCAGCGAGCGATAATCGGTCTGCACCCATGCATATCGCAAACTGCGCCGCGGCCCCCTATGGGGCCGGGCCATCTTCGCAGGGGTGCCAAGTGGCGTCCGTTCCACGACTTGAGTGGCTGAACGAATTGTTCCGTTATGACCCCGAAACCGGGCATCTCATACGGCGCATTTCGACGTCGTCGCGCGCTCGGGAGGGGACAAGGGCTGGGTACCTGCACGAAGCGAGTGGGTACCTATGGGTTTGTGTGGATGGCACTCCCTATCGGCAGCACCTCCTCATCTGGCTTATGGTTTATGGCGAATGGTGTCCTCGCCTGATCGATCATGCCGATCGCGACCGAAGCAACAACCGCCTCGGTAACCTCCGGAAAGCGACCGAATCTCAGCAGCACCAAAATGCTGGTTTGCGCCGCGACAATACGTCGGGGGAGCGCGGTGTCCGTCAACATGCCTGTGGGAAATACACTGCCAGACTGTATGTCGACGGTCGAGAAACGCATCTGGGCTTGTTTGATACGCTGGAAGAAGCCGCTGAGGTCGCGCGGTTGGCGCGCCAGACGCATTATGGCGCCTTTGCGCCACTCTACGACAGAGCGAGGTAAAGCGCCATGTCAACTACAAGCTTTCCGGTTAACGATTCCATGGCCGTCAAGTTGTGGTCGCGGGTTCTCGACTACGAAGCCCTCAAATACACGGCGATCGCACCACTCATCGGCGACGATGAAAACTCCATCATTCACATGCAGGATGCGTTTACGAAAGGCCCGGGTGACGCCATCACCTATGCCATCGTGATGCAGCTGGCACAGGCTGGTTTCTCCGAAAACCAGCTGGCCGAGGGCAACGGTGAAGCGCTCACCACTTATTCCGACCAGCTTGTGATCAACGAGCTGATGGCGGTGGCTGGTGTCAAATCCCGGCGCACCATCGACCAGCAGCGTGTGCCATGGGACTTGCGTAACACGGCGAAGGGCCGTCTCGGCGACTGGTACGCCAAGCGCTATTCGGTGTCGTTCTTCAATCAGGTCTGTGGCTATAACGTGCAGACCGACGTTCGCTATACCGGGCTCAATCCGGTGACGGCGCCTTCGGCGACCCGCATCATCCGGCAATCGAACCGGGCATCGGACGACCTCTTGGTAGCTGGTGACACTTTCACCCTCGACATGATCGACAAGGCGAAGGAGGCCGCCATCACGGCGACGCCGATGATTCGGCCGATTCGCATCAAGGGCAACAACGGTCCGCGGGGACAGGGACGCAGCGACTTCGGCAATACGCTGGAGGATATGTATTGCGCCTATCTGCATCCGTATCAAGTCACGGCAGTTCGCCGCAACACCTCGACCGGTCAGTTCATCGACATCCAGAAGGCGGCATCGATGGGCCGGCAGGACAGCGGCAACCGCATCTTTTCCGGTGCCATCGGCATGTACAACTCGACCATCCTGCGCTCGGCCTACGACGTCACGGATGGTGTGTCTGCAGCCGGCGCCGACGTGCCGACCGTGCGGCGCGCGATATTCCTCGGCGGACAGGCGGCGATGATGGGGTTCGGCCGCGACAACAGCCCGAACAAGCTGACGTGGAACGAGGAGTTGTTTGACCACAAGCGGCGCCTTGAGATTTCTGCGCTGACCATCCACGGCATCAAGAAGACCCGCTACAACAACGTCGACTACGGCACCATCGTGATGTCGACCTACGCGGCGCCTGCGACCTAAGGAGAACGGACATGACTACTGGTGTTCTCGGCACGGCTGCCCGGCAAGACCCGCGGCAGGTCACCAACACGATGAAGAAGACGATCAACTTCAACGATGCTGCAACCGGCGTTGCTGTTCCATTCGCCAATTATCTGCCGCAGGGCGCTTATCTTACCGGCGTTTGGGTCGAGGTGGTGACGGCGTTCAATGGCACCACGCCCACGGTGACAGTCGGCATCAGCGGCGGTGCTGCCAACAGTATCGTGGCGGCTGCCGACGTGACGTGGACGGCTGCTGCGCCTGCCATCAACATAGCTCGTGCGCTTGGCCGCGCGCTGACGGCGGCTGCCGATGTACTTCCGACAGCGACGTGGAATGCGACCGGTGCACCGACCACGGGGCAGGCCATCGTCGTGCTTGAGTTCGAGGGCGGCTGGCTGTCCTAGTTTCTCCCTAGACTTGGGCCGGGCGGCCGACCCCGCCCCGCCTCTTTTGCGAGGTGAGACCCATGATGAAGCGCTTCCTCAACTCAGCTGCCAGCGGCGCTATCTTTGCATTGGCTGCCATGGCCACGATGGCATTTGCAGTGACGCTCACGGGCCGCAACAGCGACCGCTATCGCTCGATCGATCAAGTCGGGATGAATGCGGTCTTCCCCGAACTCGGCATCACGGCGACGCCCTCTGGCACGCAGGTTAACTCCTATCAGCTGACCGCAGGCGTTTCGCTGGTGTCGACGGTTGCCACCACAGGCGATGGCGTCAAGCTGCCGTCAACGACGGCATTCGGAGCTCCCACGAACCTCGATGCATCGCTCAACGTGGTGGTCGCAAACAACGGGGCGGCGGTCTCGATGAACCTGTTTCCGTTCGCGGCGACCGACATCATCATTTCGAATGGCGTCGCAGGTGGCGCAGGAGCTGCACTGGTGGTCGCCAAGCTTAAGTCGGCGGATTGCTGGTCGTTCTCTACCGGGATATGGTTCTGCACGGTTGGATGAGCGGATGAGGCACCATGGCCAACGATCTGACGGCGATGATATTCCGCATCGCTGCGGAGCTGGGGGCCAGATTTGATCTAGCAGGCGCCGCCGGTTCGGCGAATCAAGCGCAGCCGAACAGCGAGGCGATACGCAACGCCATCAACACGGCGATCAGCGTTTATCAAAAACAGCGCTTCCGCTTCAATGAAATTGACCCCAGCAATGCGCCGACGTTCTCCACGATAGCCGGGGATTCGACCTATTCGACCACCGACAATCCAATCATCTCCTCGGCCTATTTCATCGACTACCTCAACATCCAGATCGGCAATACGCTGATGCGGCTAGATCAGGTGACGCCGGAGCGGCAGCACCTGAACATTCAGCTGTTCACGCAATTCGGTCTGCCGACCAGCTACGCCTATGAAGGCAATACGCTCATCCTGTATCCGATTCCGGTGCAGGTTTACACGATTTACATCGGTGCCCACATTCTCATGCCGGGACCGCAGACTGACAGCGAAGCGAACAACGTCTGGATGATGCCGACGCAGGGCGAGCGGCTGATTCGCTGTCGTGCGAAATATGAAGTCGCGCTGCATGTCACTCGCAATCAGCAGATGGCGGCGGCGATGTCGCCGGAGCCTGACGGCAATGGTGGTCAGCCGGGCGAGACCTATAAGGCTTGGCGGTCGCTGAAGGCGGAGAGCAACAAGGTCACCTCGACGCGCTCGCGTGTCAAACCCATGGCGTTCTAGATGGCGAAGGTTGGCAAGCTCATTTCGTTTCCTGATTATGCGCCGGACGTCACGCCGCTCGGTACGGCGGATTCGCAGACCATCTATAATGTGGTGCCACGCGGCGACGGCTACGGACCGGTGCCGAGTCTGCAACAGTTCACGAACGCGCTGCCGGGACCATGCCGCGGCTATTTCTTTGGACGCAAGACGGATGGTTCGATAGCCATCTTTGCCGGCACCGCCACCGATCTCTATTTGCTCAACAATGCCAATTTTCAGTGGGTATTGGCGTCGAAGGGCGGCGTTTCCTACGGGGCTCTGCCGTCGACGGACAACTGGTCATTCGCGCAGTTCAATGATCTCATTATCGCCTGCCAAGCCAATACGGTGCCGCAGAAGTTCATTCTGACGAGCGCATCGAACTTTGTCGATCTTGGCGGCTCGCCGCCGCAGGCAGGCTCGATATCGGTCATCGGCTTCTTTGTTGTTTTGAGCGCGCTGACATCCAATCAGCGGCGGGCGCAATGGAGCGATCTTGATGCGCCAGAGATATGGGCGGCGGGGTCTGGATTGTCTGACTTTCAGGACTTCCCCGATGGCGGGTCATGCATCGCATCGAGCGGTGGCGACGCCTATGGATTGATTTTTCAGGAGCAGTCGATCAGATCGATGACCTATGCCGCCGGCAATCCGGCAATCTTCCAGTTCTATCGTTTCTCGACGCAGGAAGCGTTGTTTGGCAAGTACTCCATCATCAACATCGGCAACCTCGTCTTCTACATATCGGCTACCGGCTTC